TATGCAAGGGGTGATGATCCGTTTGCCAATTTCCGTACGTCTGAAGCCATTGGGGTGAAACCTATTAAGGGGATCCTCATTCGTATTATGGACAAGATTCAGCGCCTTAACAACTATGATGTTGTAGGTAAGTTGGATAACGAGAGCGCAGAGGATGCGGTAATGGACATCATCAACTATGCAAGCCTTATAGGAGGTCTTATCTGTGAGAAGCAGGGAAAAGAGCTACCTACCGAAGTTATCGTACGGGGACGTAGTGAGGGTAAAGAAGAGCAAGGACATAGCGATAGTAAGGGAGGAGTTTACTGGAGCACAAGGACAACGCCGAATTGCTATAGATGTGGAGAGGTGGTCTGTAATTGTGGTTGGACCGGATGAGATAGAGCTTCTTAACAAACGTACAAGGAAAGATGTATGGAACATAGAGAACAAGGCGAAACTGATTTAAGCAACACCAGGGTAACTAAGGGTGGTCAGTTGTCGTATCGAGGCATACTTGTTGAAGGGATCTACACTCGAAAGGTCGAAGGACTTGACGGTGAGCCCAAGACTAAATTGGTATGGATGCTGGAGCCACCCTCGAAAGATTTGCTTACACACCTCACGGGACGTTTGGGTCTCTGATATTACCAAGTGGTAATACGTTGTATACGGTTGAGCGTCCTTGGAGAAACAATGAGCCAAGGATCAGCTGTATACCGGAGGGAGTGTATCCCTGTCAGCCAAGGAAGTACTACCGAGGTGGCTATGAAGCCATTGAAGTAGTAGATGTACCCGATAGAAGTTACATACTGATACACAAGGGTAACACAATGGATGACCTTGCGGGCTGTATAGCCCCCGGGGTTAACCTTGGTTACGTAAACAACTTGTGGGCAGTAACCAATAGCCGAGAAGCCTTTGCTCAAGTAATGGATGAGCTAGGCGGAAAGCACTTCTATCTAGAGGTATGCACGAAGTTCAAGTAGAGGAGTTCTGGGGCACTGATCCAGAGGGCCTGTTTCTTTGTCTTGGAGTAGCCTTCAAGTGCAAGTCTAATCCTAATGTTGTCGAACTTGCTGCGGTAGCTAATCAGCTACTTGGCGGTATAGGGGAGTCGTCTACTTCGTTTACCGATGATGATACGGGAGAGTATATCTTTATGAAGCGCTATTTTAGCCTGAGCTAGTATGCTAAAACAAGAAGTGCAGCGTCGCTGTGTGGAAGACCCGCTGTACTTTGCCAAGGCCTGTCTTCCCAAACTGTTTGAGACGGACAGTCCAGAGTTCCACAGGAGCGTCATTAGGGCAATGGTGGATCCTAATGTCAAGCAGCTTAATGTCTTGGCACCCCGAGGTCACGCAAAGAGTACGTTGTGTGCGCTCCTGTTTCCACTGTGGAGGATCTTCTGCGAGGATCTCCATAACAAGAAGAAGCCAAGTCCTAAGTTTGTCTTATTGGTATCCAAGAGCAGGAGCCATACGGTTAATCTTCTTACAACGATCAAGAATCAGCTTGAGTACAATGAACACCTAAAGGCGGTGTTTGGCTACCAAGGAGCAGCCAATGCTAAGGCTTGGCGAGAAGACATCATACGACTTGCTAACGGTAGTATGATTGTGTGTAGAGGTATGGGGCAGCAGGTGAGAGGGTTGAACATTGATGGTATGCGCCCAGACTATATCATCTTGGATGATGCAGAGGATGAGGAGAACACCAAGACGGTAGAGCGTATGGAGGATAACCTGCGGTGGATATTGCAAGGTCTTGTCCCTGCAGGTAGTAGAGATTGCAAGGTGGTCAACATTGGTACACCGCAGAAGGAACGTAGTATTGTGTTCACCTTGAAGCAAATGCCGGACTGGAAGACGATGTCGTTTAAGGCTATCAACAGAGATGCTGATGGCAATGACTATGCACTATGGCCGGAGATGCGGAGCCTTGAGTGGCTCTATGAGAAGAAGGAAAGCTTAGAGTCGATTGGTAGGGTTAGTGCTTTCTATAGGGAGTATCAGTGTGAGGTGATTGGCGATAGTGACCAGCTGTTTAGGGAAACAGACTTGCAATACTATGAAGGAGATTTATCCGATGGCTACATCATCCACAGCTCGACCGAGAGGAAAACCCCCGTTAATGTTTTTATGGGTGTTGATCCTGCTAGTAGTGTTCGAGCTACTGCGGACTACACTTGCATTATGGTCATAGGTATGGATGCCGATAAGAATGTCTATGTTATAGACTACCTTCGGAAGAGAATCAAGCCTATGGATGTAGCCGACAGCATTCTGTCTTGGTACAACAAGTACAAACCTATGAAGGTGCAGATAGAAACGGTGGGCTATCAGGAGATGCTTAGGGATTACCTGACCAGACTAGAGGGCGTATACATACCGGGCCTTGCTATTAAGAACCAACCCCGCAAGGGCAAGGTTCAGCGGTTGGAGGGAATGCAGCCTATGTTTGCAAGAAAGAAGGTATATGTCAAGAAAGGGCATTCTGAGTTTATAGACGAGGTCTTGATCTTCCCAAGAGGAAAGCACGACGATACACTAGATGCGTTCTTCTACGCTGTCAAGGGGGCGTTCCCTCCTTATGAGGAAGAAGGCTATCGTAACAATGAGGATATGCCAAACGTAAGGCGGGTCTCCTATGATTGGATGGTTGAGTAATGGAGAAAGTATTTGATCCAAACACGCACGAAGAGTTTGTCCCTAGTGACGAGACTGAGTTTTCTGAAGACACTTCCCAAGAGGAAGAGGTCACTATGACCCTGTCCCTGCATCGTCACTACCGAGAGGCACAAGACGAGTGGGGTGATAGGGCATCAGAGAACAAGGACTATGCCCACGGGTATCAGTTTACTAGTGAGCAGATAGATACGCTGTCCAGTCGGGGACAGGCGGCTGTGCCGATCAATGTGATCTATCCTGCAATGGAGTTGTCCATTAGCCTCTTAACAGGTAGGTCTCCTGCGTTTCAGACAACGGCAAGGGAGGACTCGGATGTAAAGACAGCTCGTGCAATTAGCGATCTAATGTCCTATGTGTGGCAAGGTAGCTATGGTAACTCACATCTAAAGGAATCACTCTCCGATTACTTTATGACGGGTCGGGGCTTTCTGATGGCCTACGTAGATCCGGAGAGTGATTACAATCGGGGTGATGTTCGGATCACCGCAGTAGATACGCTCAAGGTATTGCCCGATCCTAATAGTAGAGATCGGTTCTTTAGAGATGCAGCCCACGTACTTGTAGAACACCTAATGACGGGTGAGCAAGTTTTAAGTATGTGGCCAGATGCAAGAGATACGCTGAGCAGAGCCCTCACAACGCACGACGACATTGAGGAGTTTGTCTCTACCAAAGTAGATGATATGAGTCGCACTCGGGATCGAGTGTACGACAACCATCACAGGCGGTATGTAGTCATTGACCGATACAGCAAGGTCAAGGTGGATTACATCCACTACACTATGCCGGATGGTGAGGAGAAGGTTGCTCTTGATGATGAGTTTGAGCAGCTGATGGAGTCTGCGGCATATGTTCTGTTTGATCCCAATAGTGGGCAGAAGCAGATCTTTGCAGGAGACAAGGCTAAGGATGGCAAGTACTTGTTTGACCAGGGTGTTAAGCAGGAAGATGGTACGTTGTCTTTGGTGGAGATACCGCCACAGCAAGACCCTAATACAGGTGCTATGATGCCTATGCAGCCTATACAGGTTGCTATGGTGCCTCACAGTCTGCTGCTAGAGCAGGGGGTTATTAAGGCGAAGAATGTCAGGCTACCCCGGATAAAGCACGTAATCATTATTGGTGGTCAGCTATATCGTAGCTACTACCTACCGATTGACGAGTATCCGATTGTACCTATCCTCGCTCGCCACGACCGCGATCCATATCCGATGAGTGATATTGATTTCGTGCGTCCATTCCAAGACAGCATCAACAAGCTTCATATGCAGTTGGTGGCTAATCTTGCTAACAGTACGAATGTCAAAGTATTCCTTCCTAGAGGCAGTGTTGATAAGAGAGTCGTCGAACAAGACTTTGCAAAAGCAGGTAGCGCAATCATCGAGTATGATGCAGAGATGGGGCAGCCAACTGTGGTCAGTCCTCTTGCTCCTCCTGCTGGGCTATTCAGCCATTTCCAACTCCTCATATCTATGGTTGAACGAGAGCTTGGAGTCTACGCTATACAGCAGGGAGACCCAAGCCAAGCACCTGACACCTATAGAGGAACGCTATCCATTGAGGAGTATGGACAGCGACGGATTAAAAGTAAGCTTGACGATGTCGAAGGATCTCTAACGCAGTTAGGGAAAGTGGTATTACAGTTGATACCATATGTCTACGACGAAGAGCGCACCATCAGGCTCCTTCAGCCTAACAACATTATGAAGGAGACGGTGCTCAATCAAGCAATCGCTAATGAGTTTGGCACAGTTGTTGAGAAGGTCAACGATGTGTCTGTAGGACAATATGATGTGCAGGTGGTTTCGGGATCCATTTTGCCAACCAACCGATATGCACTGCTTGAGTACTATATGCAGTTGTATCAGATGGGCATCATTGACCAAGTAGAGATACTGAAGAAGACTGATGTCGCTGACGCTGATGGCGTTATGGAGCGGGTAGGTATGATTCGGAATCTGCAAGGTCAGCTTGCGCAGGCGCAAGAAGAAATCAAGCGACTACAGGGAGACCTGCAAACGTCTGATCGCGAAGCGATACAGGCTCGTAAGCGGGTTGAAGTGGAGAAGTTTGGTTCCCAACTTGACAAGTTAAAGAACAAAGCGGAAGCCGCAACAATCATAAATGAGCAACGTAACCGAAACCAACAATAACGTTGATGATTTGATGGATACCTTTTTGGGTAGAAATCAGTCAGACAGTTCTTTTACATACGAGAATGAAGCAGAGCCGCAGCAAGAAGAGGTAGCTCCTCAATATGCTGATGCTGATGAAGTAGAAGATGTACAATCCGAAGAGGGTTCCTACGCTTCTGTGGAAGAGCAGGTGGCAATGCTTGAAAAGCGTCGTCGAGACTTCCAGTCTATGTACGACAAAACAAAGAGTGAGCTTGAGCAACTGAAGCAAGCGCAGCCCTTTATGGAGAACATTATGGGTGATCCAGATAAGGCTATTCGCTTCTACGATTTTGTTCGGCAAGAACTCTCGCGGGATGGTTCCGCTCAACAAGAGGCTGAATCAGAGATTGCACCGCCAGAAAAACCCCAACGGCCAGAACGTCCTCGGGATTACGATCCATACGATACGGATCCATCAAGTGCTTCCTTCAAGTTTAGGGAGTCTGATGAATCATATCGGCAACAGCTTGATGAGTACTACGAAGCGAAGCGAGAGTACGACATCAGTATGGCCACTCGTAAGATCGAGCAGTCGTTTCAGCCGTACATACAGACGATTGAGCAGCAGCGTCAAGCTGAACAGCAGAATGCCCAAGTGCGTCAGATTTATAGCCAGTTCGTTGAGAGCGGCATAGATCCTAACGATGCGGCAGGAGCTATACAGTGGGCGAGTAGCTACCAAGTTACTCCCCAAGACATTGCCTTGTTATATCGGATGAAGAACGGTGGACAAGCACCACAGGCAGCACCACAGCAGACACAGATGCAACAGCGTCCTCGTCAGCAGGTGGACTTTCCTGTACCTGCATCCACTGTTGGAAACTCTAGCACTCCGAAACCAAAACCGGAGCAGCAATTCTTTGATATGATGCTAGGTATGGATAAAAAAGTAACTCCATTCTAGTGTCAAAACCCCTTGATACAAAATGTCTACGTTTAAGACCTTGGATGCAGGTAACACCGTAAATGGTGTAAGCATCAATAACGACCGCCGGATTTATAACTTCGGCGACCGGGTAGCAGAACTTGCTCCCCAAGAATCACCTTTCTTTGCCTACCTATCACAGGTTGCTAAGAATCCTACCGACGATCCTGTATTCAAGTTCTTGGAGCAGCGTCATCAGTGGCAGCGTCGCAACTTTGAAGTAAAGGTTGCTATCCCCGACCAAACGTTGGTTGCAGGTAGTGCGCCCGCAAACGACACATTTACGGCTCAGGCAACCTATGACAAGTACGGTCGTCCGCTTGCTACCGGCTCCTATGCAGCACCAGAGTTCTTGCTAAAAGACCAAGTGTTCGTAGTCCGCGATGGAGATGGTACGGCTCAGTACTGGCGTATCACCACGGATCCTGTGGTAGTATCTGGAAGCAACCACACTACGTTTGATGCACTTCCTCTTACGAGCGTTGCGTCTGGAGCAAATGCAGCTATTGCAGCAGGTAGCGAAGCACAAGTAATCGGTTCTTCTTTTGCAGAAGGAACGGGCGCACCAGAAGGTTGGGCAGATTCGCTGTATAGCTCAGAAGGCTATACGCAGATCTTCAAAACGTCTGTACCTCTCTTCTCTGGAACGAGCTTGGCTACGCGATACCGTGGTCGTCCCGATGAGTATATGCGGGTTTGGAGCCAAAAGATGAAAGAGCACAAGATTGACATCGAGCAGGCTATCCTGTTCGGTCAAGGCTCAAATCAGATTGGA